ACCCTGGTGGGAGCGGCTTGAGATCGAGCTGATGTTTCCAGGGGCGGCCCAGTGAGCGACTGGACGTCAAAGGACTTCGACGGCACGCCCGACGATCGCGCCAAGGCGATGCTCGACGAGTCGGTGGCCATCGACGAGCAGCAGCAGATCGGCTTCGACCTCGATCGCGACCTCGATCTGATGCGCATGTTCGAGCAGCGGCCGATCACCGACCTACAGCCGTACAGCGGCACGTTCCTGTCGGCGGCCGGCCCGACGCTCGGCACCACAGGCCCGACGCAAATCAGCCCTTGGAACGTGCTGCGCGCGGTGGTCAACACGGCGCACGCGATGCTCGCCAGGGCGAAGGTGCGCGGGCGCTTCCTGACGACGAACGGCACGCAGGACCAGAAGCGGCGCGCGAAGTCCGCGACGCAGTGGCTGGACGGCTGGTCGGCCGAGGCGTCGCTCCATGACGTGATGGGCGCCGCGCTGCTCGACGGCGAGGTGTGCCGGTTCGGCTGCATCGCGTACACCGAGGTCGCGCGCAAGGTCGTGCTCGAGCGCGTGCTGCCGGGGGAGATGTCGTGGGACTACATGGCGGCGCGGTCCGGCCGGCCCCGCAAGATGTTCCGCCGCCGCGGCATGTCCAAGGCGGTGCTGATGTCGCGCTTTCCGAAGGCGAAGGGGATCATCGCCGCGGCCGACACCATCCCGACGGAGAACGGCGGCTCAACGGATATGGTGCTGGTGCGCGAGTGCTACGCCGCCCGCACGACGAAGGACACCGACGACGGGTGGCACGGCATCGTCATCGAGTCGGACGCCGGCAAGCGGCTGGTCATGGAGCCGTACGAGAAGACCTGGACGCCATACACGTTCGTGATCTGGGAGCCGTTCATGGTGGGCTTCGGCGGCACGTCGCTCGCGTCGTTCCTAGAGACGATGCAGGTCGACCTGAACCACATGCAGTGGGTCAAGCGCAAGGCGCGCAAGTTGATGGGGCGGCCGCACATCGGCGTCCAGCGCGGCAGCAACATCGACAAGACGCAGCTGACCAACGACATCGCCAGCGTGATCGACTTCACCGACAAGCCGCCCGTCGCGCTGGTCTGGAACTACCTGCCGCCGCAGTTCTTCACCGAGGAAGCGCAGCTCATCGCGAACATGTACGGGTTCGCGGGCATCAGCCAGAACGCCAGCGAGGGGAACAAGGCGGCGGGCACGGAATCGGGCGTCGCGCAGCGGGAGGCGATGGAGTCGCAGAACCTGCGCCTGCAAATCTACGCGCAGCGCGCCTGGGAGAACCCGCACGTCGAGATTTTCAACCGCGTGGTCGAGATGGCCGCCGACATCGTTGCCGACGGTGGCGAGTACGAGGTCGAGGCCGAGGGGCCGAAGGGCATCGACGTCGTCGACTTCAAGAAGACGATCGCCGACCTCAAGAAAAAGAAGGTCACGATCTACCCGACCGGGTTCTTGCCGCTGACGCCCGCCGCGCGCCTCGACTTCATCCTGAAGATGCTCGAATCGCAGCTGTGGGACGTGGACCGCGCGCGCGCGGCCATGTCCGACCTCGACGTCGAGAGCGAGCAGACGCTGGAGAACAGCATCCAGGTCATGTTCTCGCAGCACTTCGAGGCGATGCTCTACGACGGGAAGGCCAAGCACCCCGACGAGCTGGCGGTGGGGAACTACCAGATCGCGATCAAGACGGCCGCCGTGTATCTGGCGATGGCCGAGGTCGAGAAGCTGCCCCGCAAGAACGTGTCGCGCGCGCGCCGGTACGTCGACGAGCTGCGCGAGCTGAAGATCCGCGCCGAGGGCAAGAAGCCCACGCCGCTGCAGCCGGGCGCGCCGATGGGTGCCGCTCCGCCGCCGCCCGCCGCGGCCCCGATGGACCAGCTCGGGGCGATCCAGGCGGGCGCCGTGCCGCCCCCGGGCAACGTCCAGCTACCGCAGTAGCGGCCCGGCCGCGTGACGCCGGTGCCTGGGTGTGGACGTCAGCACCGAGACACCAGCGGCAACGCCGGCAGCGGCGGTCACGGACGCGCCTGTCGAGCTGTCGCTTGACCAGATCGTAGCGGCCGAACTGGCAGCGGCGGACGCCGCCGGCGCCGCGGTCGTGCAGGAGCCGCCCAAGGCCGCCACCGAGACGCCGCCCGTCGAGGGCGCGCCCGCGCCGGACGCCCCGCCCGTCGAGGGTGAGCCGCCGCCCGAGGCCGACAAGCCCGTCGACGACGTCACCGCGCGCCGCGTGCGCGCGATGCTGGCGAAGCACGAAGCCCGCGACGCCGAGCTGGCCGCCCGTGAGGCCACGATCGCCGCGCGCGAGACGCAGGGCCACGAGTCGATCCTCGCCGACCTGCTCAAGAACCCGAAGGCGCTGCTCGCCAAGTACGGCAAGTCGATCGACGACGTCATCGACGCGAGCATCGCCGAGGGCAAAGCGCCACCGGTGGCCGAGGCCGACGACAACCCGCGGCTGACCGCGCTGGAAAAGCGCATCGCCGACCGGGAGACCGCCGAGCGACAGGCCACGGTGAACGCCAAGATTGCCGAAATCCAGCGCGAGATCACCGCGTCGCCGAAGTACCCGCTCATCAACCAGGCCAAGAGCGCCTCGCTGGTGACCGACTACATGCTCGAGTACCACGCGACGCACGGCAAGGCGATCAGCTGGGACAAAGCCGCCGCCGCCGTCGAGGCCGACCTCACCGGCATGGGCATCGCCGCCGCCAAGAAGCTCGGGTGGGCGCCGCCCGATGCGAAGCCGGCCGCCGCAGCCGTTCCGCCGCGCGCCGACACGCCGAGCATCGGCGGAAGCGCGCGCGACGCCGCGCCGACCACGGGTGATGAGCCCGAGGATCCCGAAAAGCTCATGAAGTTTCTCGTCGCCCAAGCCGGGCTCGCTTGACCACCGTCCACAGGAGTTAGCCAATGGCCGCCGCACTCAACGCAACCACCGTCGCCGGGATTCTGAAGCGGTACTTCTCGAACAAGACCGTCCAGAACAGCATCGCGGCGAAGCAGGGCGCGATCTGGAAGGCCATGCCCAAGAAGACCGACGGGGGCGGCGACTTCTGCACGTTCACGCAGGTACTCAAGGACGTGTTCACCGTCAGCCAGGACTTCACGATCGCGCAGGGGCTGGCGTCCAACAGCACCGTGTCGCCGGGCCTCAAGTTCAACATGCCCTGGCAGGAGATCAACGCTCCGATCCGCGTGTCGGCGAAGGCGAAGGCCCTCACCCGCACGAACGTGACGGCGTTCCTCAACGCGGTCGCCTTCGCTGCCGCCTCGGCGATGCGCATGGCGCACCACATGCTGTCGGTCCGCGCTCTGGCGTCGGGCTGGGGCGAGCTGGCCGCGTCGGCCATCACGTACCCGGGCGCCGGCGGCAACGACACCTTCACCGTGCCGAACGGCGCGATCAACCACTTCGTCGAGGGCATGCCCCTCGTCGCATCCGACTCGCTGCACGCCGACGCTCTCCGCTCGGCCACGGCCGCGCTGGTGACCGCGGTGGACTACGACACCAACGAGGTCGAGACGAGCGTCGCCGACCTGGGTGTCACGCTCGGCTGGGTGACCGGCGACTGGGTGTTCCTGTCGGGCGATCGCCAGAACGTCGGCGGTGGCGCCGCGGTGCGCGTCTGCGCCGTCGGCCTGCGGACGTGGCTGCCCCAGGTGCGGCCGATCACCGACACGGGCATCAGCACCGTCGAGGGGACGCTGCGCACCGGCAACAGCCGGGCGTTCGGCAACTTCACCGACGGCAGCGCGATGGACGACATCGACGCCATCGAAAAGAACCTCGCCGCGTGCGTGATCATCGGCAACGCGACCGACCTCACGCACTACTGCAGCTACAAGCGGTGGTCGGCGATGTCCATCGCGCTCGGCAGCGATCGGCGCTTCGATTCCAGCGCGTCGGGTGAGGGCGGCTTCCTGCGCCTGAACGTCAACGCCATCGAGGTGAAGGTCGAGATCAAGGTCGACCGCAACTGCGAGGACGACGTCGGCTACTCGCTGGCCAAGGGCGCCTTCGAGAACGTCGGCGCTGGCGAGACGCCCCACGTTCAGATGGAGGGCGACGGCCAGTGGGTTCGCGTCTCCGACGACAACAGCTCGGAGCTGCGCATCTACGCGGTGCACGCCTTCACGATGCAGGACCCCGCCGCGTGCGGTGTCGTCCTGTTCGCGGCCCTGACCTGATAGGAGCGTCATGACCCGTCGAAGCTACAACCTCGAGACGCTCAACCCGAAGCTGCTGCTCATCGGGGGCAGCTTCACGATCGGCGCGTCCGGTGCCATCTCGGCGCAGGATGGCGCGAAGCTGTCCGGCGGCACCGTCACGCAGGTCGCGAGCGAGGACGGGCGTTACCTCGTCACCCTCGACCGCACCTACAAGCGCGTGCGGCCGCTGGCGCCGCTCATGATCGGCCCGGACGACGCCGCCTTCCCGACGACGACCGGCAGCGATCCGCAAGCGCGACTGCTGACCACGTCGGGCTTCGCGGTGCAGTTCAAGCGGACCGACACGCAGGCGGACGCCGATCCCGCGTCGGGCACCGTCTGCACGTGGGCCGCGCTGGTCGCCAAGGTCTGACCGTGGCGCTCGGACCCGAATACGCCCGCAGCCTCGCCCGTAAGGCCCCCAAGCCCGACATGATGGAGGCCATGGAGGCGCTGGACGCCGAGCCCGACGTCGAGGCGCCCGACGAGGACGCCGACGAGGCGCAACTGCAGTCGGCCTACGCGGACTTCGCGCAGGCGGCGGGCATCAAACAATCGCCCGCGACGCTGCGCGCGCTGCAGGAGATCATCCGCCTGACGAAGTAGGCCCACGATGAGTGTTACGACCGAACAACTCATCGTGCTCGCGAAGGAAGGCGCTGACCTCACCAACGTCGCGGACTACGTCACCAACGCGACGTGGCTGTCGTGGTTGCAGAACGGCGTCAACGAGCTGCACCGCTTCGTCACGAACAAGTTCAAGAAGACGTACTACCGGACGTACGACTTCACGCTTGCCGCGGGCGAGTCGCAAATCACGCTGCCGTCGAACTTCTGGCGCCTGTCAGGGCTCGACATCGACGCCGACACGGCCCGTCGGCGTGAGGTGCGACCGTTCAACTTCGCGGAGCGCAACCGCTACCGGCAGAACGCCACGCGCGACCTGTCGACGTTCGCGAACGATCGCTTCTACAACCTCGTCGGCTCGTCGATTCTGAAGATCCAAGCCGAAGAGCAGGCCGCGGGCAGCTATCGGCTCTACTACACGCCCAAGCCGCGCACGCTGCTGCTGGTGCGGTCCATCACCATGGACCCCGGCGATGACACGTCCGACGGGTTGGGCCTGCTGACCTTCGACGTCGATACGTCGTTCACCAGCGCCGACGTCGGCAACCTGCTCACGCTCGATGGCTGCGTTGACGCTGCCGATGACCGCGATTACGAAATTCTCACGGTCCCCAGCACCAGCTCCATCACCGTGTCCCCCGCGCCGCCCGCGGCCCTCTTCGACGCGGACACGACGGCCACGGTGTCCACGCCGCTCGACCCCGAACTCGAACCGTACAGCGAATACGTGTGGCTGACCGCCGCAATCAAGTCGCTCACCAAAGAAGAGAGCTACGCGCAGGCGAAGGAGCTGAAAGAGCAACGCAACCTGATCCGGCTCGACCTGCTCGAGGCGCTGGAGACGGACAGCGGCGGCCCGGCGACGGTGATCGACACGGACGGCGACGACATCGGTGACTGGTGATCCCCTTCGACGTCGAGCAGCAGGACACGGGCAGCCCCGTGCTCGATCGCATCCTGGCGCGGTTGCGCACAACGCTCGGTTCGCTCACGCAGGCCGTGACAAACGACAGGCTCGTCGATGTCACGTTCTCAGCCGTCAACACGGACGTGCAGGTGTTCCACGGACTGGGTTTCCCGCCCGTGTCGTGGGAGGTGGTCGACCGCGACGCCGCCGTGACCGTCTGGCGCTCGACGACGGTCAACTCGCGTCCGCGTGACACGATCATCCTGCGCGCATCGGCCGCGCCGCTGACCGTCCGAATTAGATTCGCCGGCCAGCAGGGGCCGAAGCCGTTTCCGCCGTCGGACATCCCGTTCACCGGCGGGCCGAGCGGCACGCCAAGCGCCCTTGCGCGCTACTGGCTGTCGATCGCCGACGCGTCCCTGCCGAACGCCGTCGACCTGGGAGCGCTGGGCAACGGCATTCTGTACCAGACTGTTGCGGCCGGAATATCCACGCCCGCGATCGTTGCGATAGGCGACGGTCTCAGCTTCACGGGCGGCACGCTGTCGGTGCCGTCGATCGCGGCGCGCTTCTGGGTGTCCGAGGCGAGCGCGGACCTGGCGAACGAGGTGAACCTAGGCGCGCTTGGCAACGGCACGCTGCAACACACGGTGACTGCCGGCGTGTCGACGCCGACAACGTTCGCCGGCACGACAGGGTCGATTCCGTTCTACGCGGCCAACAGCCAACTGGCGGAGCACGCCTCCCTGACCTTCAACGCGGCCGGCGGGCACCTGTTGCTCGGAAACGATTTGTATTTCACCCGGGCCGGGGCGTCGTCGCTCGAAAAGCAGGGCTCGGGGGGGATGTTCATCGGGTCGTCTGTCGTTGGCGGCGCGCTGTCGTTCTACACCGTCGGCGGCAGCCTGGTAATGGATGCCGCCGGGGTTATCACGGCGGCCGGTGCGACGGGGCTGGTGTACACCCCGGCGACCAACACGCTCATCATTGGCACCACGACCCCATTCGCGGCGGCAGCCGTCGAGGTCGTGAAAGACCAGAACAGCGGGACGGCATTCGCGTTCGTCAATCCCAATGCCGGAGGCGCGGCCTACACGGCGTTCTTCCTTGCCCAGCACCCGGCGCTTGCATCTGGCGCCACGTTCGGCACGTTTCTTTTCAGCAGCGGCAGCACGTTCGGTCTGCCCTACGGCCCCAACATCGGCCTATTCGAGCTGGCCGGCGGCGCAGGCAACATGCACTTCTGGATTCAGCAGAACGCCGGTGATTTCGTCTGGTACACGAAGCCCACGTTTCCCTCGACGAACGAGCGCATGAGGCTGACGACGGCCGGCGTCCTGTCGGTCAGCGACCTCGGGGCCGCCGGTACCGGACGGCTCGTGAAGGCCGCTGTAACGACGGGTCTGCTGTCCATCGCGTCGGCGTCCGACGTTGCCGGTGCGATCACCTGGCCGGCAGCAGGACAAGTGCTGTTCAGCTCGGGGACGACGACCGCCCCGATCGGTGAGGCGGGCTTTACCTTCATCGCCGCGGACAACCTGTTTGCCATCGGAGCGGGTTACGCGCAGGGGTGGTTCAATCTCGGCAACGATGGGTCAGGGACGTTCGAGGAGGTGGCCGCCTTCTGGTCGTCGAACGTCTTCAATCTCAAGAGCCTTGCCAGTGGCGGAACGGTGCGTCCGATGTCGATCAGCGCCGACACGGCGACGCTGACGCTGGCCGGCGCCGCGGGCCTGGTCCTGTCGTCGACGAGCTTCACGATGTCGACCGAAGTCGGCGGATCGGGCACCGGCACGACCATCAACGGCAACGACAGCGACAGCAACCTGACCGTGACGGAGTGGATCGGTATCGGGCTGTTGACGACGGCCGGGGATAGCAATTCCAGCATCACCCTCGATTGGCTGGGCGGTGTCGGACTTAGCATGTCGTCGTCGCCGAGGATTGTTAGCGCGACGCCCGCCGTTGATCGATCCGTCACGATAGGCGGAAGCGTGACGTTCACCGGAACGACCACTGTTTCCGCCTATCACCTGGTCTACGTTCCACAGGGCGCGTACGCCAAGGGCGATGCCGGCGCCGTGACGATCACGGACGCAGCGACTGTCTACATTCAAAACCATCCGATACCAGGGACCGACGTGACGATCACGAACCGGTGGGCGCTGTGGGTCGACGGCGGAAAGGCTCGCTTTGATGGCGACGGTACGAACGTGTTCGAGCTGCCGGCGGACACGACGGCCAACGCCACCGGCACCGTCGGACGCATCCCGGTTCTGATCGGCGGGACGACTCGATACCTTCGCTACTACGCAGATTGAGAGGACACCCATGGCACTCACCGGACAAGATCTGCTCAAGGCCCGCAACGTTCGCGTCGCGGCTGGCTACGACGACTCAGTCGGCCTCACCCTGCACGTCGTCGACGGCCCGCTTTGGCGCGCGGCGTACGGCCGGGCCAGCGCGGGAACGCCGCTCATCCCGCCGTCGATCGCCTCGGTGTCCCCCGTCGGGCAGGGGGCAACGGACATCGCCGCGCTCAACGCCCTGTTCGCCGCCATGATCTCGTCAACGGCCGCGACGGCAGCGGCGGAATCGGCGCAGTCAACAGCAGCTGCAGCGATCGCAGCGGCGGTCGCTGCAGCTGCGGCATAGGAGAACACATGAAGTTCGGAATCACGAAGTTCGAGCAATTCGCGCTGACCTCCCATCTGGTCGGTCAGCCGTCGCCCAACCCCGAACACGGGCGGAAGCGGCTGCGGGCCTGGGACGAGCTGGGCGTTGCTGACCTCGCCGACAAGCTCGCGACCGCCGCGGCGGGCTTCGGCGGCGGTGACATCCTCGTCGCCGACTGGCGCGACAAGAAGGCGCCGATCGCGATCGACCTGAACGCCGACGTGCTGGAGTACGTGATCGGCGGCCTCGGGCAGCAGCTTGCCGGCGTCTGGGCTGACACGCTGACCCAGCTGCGCGAGCGCCTCGAACGCCTCCGCGACAAAACGTACGAGCTGCCGGAGGAGCTGCGGGCGTAATGCCCAGGCCGGTAACAATTCCTCTCGCCGCCGGGCTCCAAACGGAGCTCGCCGACCAGCTGGTGCAGCCGGGCGCCACGCTGCTGCATGAAAACATGGTCCACCCGCAGACGGGAAAAGCTCGCGTGCGGTTCGGCAGCGACGTGCTGTCCACGGCCTCACAGGCGACGCTGCCGGCGTCCGGCACGTTGCCAACGCCCTGGCAACTGGCGACGCTGGGCGGCTCGCTGGTGCGCTTCAACCGCGCGCCGGAGCCGCTGCATGTGTGGGCGCCCGTGCCGGAGGCGTGGGTAAGGCACGCGCAGAGCGAGGGCGGGCTACTCAGCTACCGCCGCGGGCCGATCAAGGTCGACACGTCGCCGGTGTTCTCGGGCGCAACCGAGTCGCTATCGCGCCCGACGCTGGCCGTGTCGGAGGATACGATCGTCAGCGTCTGCCAGGCGGCGAGCGCGACGGCCTCAAACATCATCGTCACCATCATCGACCGATCCTCTCGGCGGCCGCTGTACACGCGGCAGACCACGGCCGGCTCTATCACGCCGCGCGTTGCGATCGTCGGTACGCGCGCTGTCGTGGCGTACGAGCAGGGCGGGTCGCTGCAGGTCGACGCTTACAACCTGACGACGTACACGCTCGCCGAGCAGGTAACCCTTGGCTCTCTCTTGAGCGACACGCCGATCGACATCCGCGTTGGGGCGCCGGTGGTGGGCGCCAACAACGTTGGGATCTTGTACCGCACCGTGACCAGCGGTGAGCTGCGCTGCGCGGTGGTCGACGCGACGGCGCTCGCGACCAACTCGACGTTCACGCCACGTACAACGGCGGGCGCGGCAGTTGTTCCCGGCCTGGCGTTCGGGTGGATGCAGGACCTCGGAGCGTCCGGCAAGTTCGCGATCATGATCGCCGACACCACGAACGGCCTGCGTACGCTGTGGGACCTACCGGCCCCGACCGCTGGCAACTCCGACGCGGTGGCGACGCACGTGCTCGACGCCGCCGCGACCGCCGCGCCGGCAGTGGGGACCGCCGGCATCCGCAACGTCATCGGCACAACCACCAGCAGCCTGGCGACGGGGCTCTATCGCGTGCTGTACGAGGTGACCGCGCCGAGCCTGCCGACGCAGGCGACGATCAAGGCGGCGGTGTGGACTGGATCGGCGCTGTTGGCGACGCAATTCCTGTCGGTCGGCATCCGATCGAAGTTCTGGCAGCACTCGACGAACTTCTACTTTCTCGCCGGGTTCGCCGGTGCCGATCAGGAAAGCTACTTCGTGCTCGCCGTGACCAACGACCTGACGCCCGCGACGTCGACCTACCCGGCGCCGCTCGCTGTGGCGCTCCCCCGCGACGCGCGCGGACTGACCAGTGTCGTCAACGCGGCGACAGACGTCGGCGTGGCACCCGACGGCGCCGTGTACCTGGCCGCCGAGAGCATCGTGCGGGTAGACGAGAGCGAGAACGCCGGCACGGCGACGGGCACTGACGTCACGGTGTACGCAATCGAGACGATCCGACTGCGCCACGCTGCCGCCGTCGAAACCGAAGTGGGGCGGCCGGCCGAGTTTCTGCGGTCGCTGTTCGTGCCGGGCGGCCTGCTCGGGCACTTCGACGGGGCCACGTACGCCTCGGCGTGCTTCCCGTACTACCCGCCGCCGCCCACTGTCCTGACCCCTGAAACGGGCGGCAATCTTGAAGCGTCGGCGGCGTACCTGTACCGATTCATCTACAGCTTCGTGGACCGCAACGGGCGCAAGTGGCGATCTGCGGCGAGCGTTCAAACGGCGGCGGCCACCACGGGAACCGAGCAGTCGTTCGAGCTCACGATCGAAACGCTGCGGCTCGTCGATCGCGGCGTCCTGCTGGCGGGCACCAACGTTCCCGGCGGGTTCCTGATCGAGGTGTACAGGACGCAGGCGAACGCGGCCGAGGGCTTCTTTCAGGTCGCCGTCATCGCGAACGATCCGACCAGTCACACCGTCACGCTCGTCGACAACGTCGCCGACGACGACCTCGGTGAACAGCTCTACACCGACGGCAACGGGTTGGAAAACCAGCTGCTGCCGCCGATCGCATGGTGCGTGGAGCACCAGGGCCGGCTCGTGTGCGGCGAGTCGGGCACCGGGACGATCTGGTATTCGAACGAGGCCGACTTTACCAACGGGCTCATCTTCAACGAGACGACGACCTTCGACGTCGGCGATCCGACCGACCCGACGACGGGCGGCGCGGTGTTCGGTGAGCAGCTGTTCGTGTTCAAGAGCGGGAAGGTGTACATCGTCGGCGGCCAGGGCGCGAACACGCTCGGCCAGGGCCAGACGTACCTGCCGCGGCTCATCGACGGCGGCGTCGGTTGCGACAACCCGCAATCCGTCGTCGTCGCGGACGACGGCGTGTGGTTTCGCAGCAGCTCAGACCGCGCCGGAATCCACCGCACCGCTGGCGGCTCGGCGGAGTACGTCGGGCAGGGCGTACACGCGCAGGACGGGCTGACCATCACGTCGGCGGTGATCGTCCGCAGCGCGACGGAGATCCGTTTCTACACCGAGACGGGCACCACGCTCATCTGGAACTGGACCACGAAGCTGTGGAGCACGAACACGGTGCAGCCGTGCCTCTCGGCGACGACTGGCTACGCGGAGGCGGCGGGCGTCGTGTACGCGCGCGCGTCGGACGGGTACGTCATGGCCGAGTCGACAACGCGGCATCAGGAGGGGCTCGTCGCGTACACCGGGAAGATCCGCTCGCCCTGGTACCAGGCGGGCGGCCTGGCGGGCTGGCAGCGCATCCGGCGGCTGCAGGGCGTCGGCGACGGTGGCTCGGCGCACACCGCGACCGTGCGCCTGTACAAGGACATGGCGACGTCGCCGTTTCAATCGGCCGCGCTGACGTTCAACGGCTCCGCGCAGCGGTGGAACTGGGAGATGCGGCCGGCGCAGCAGAAGGCCAGCGCGACGATGATCGAGGTGGAGATCGGCCCGCCCGCATCGACGGCGATCGTGGTCGACGTCGGCGACGAGTACCTGGGCAGCTCCGAGTGGTCGTTCGTCAACGGCGCGTTCACGTCGGGCCACATCGGCGGGACGCTGGTGATCGCCGGGACGCCGGGCGGCGCCTACGACGGCACCTACCAGATCACTGCGGTCGCCAGCGCCACCAACGTGACATTGTCGCCAGATCCAGCGGGCGCCTCGGGGCTCATCGACGCGACGTCGATCACCCTGACGCTGCCGCAGACCGCCGGCCCCGACATCATCGGCGTGGCCCTGATTCCCGTGTCCAAGGAGGGTATGGACAAGGTGCCGTCGAGCAGGCGCGTCACGTGACGCCGGTGCATTGGTGAGCCCATGGCAACTGTAAGCAGCGGCCCGATGTTCACCCGCGCGGCATCGCCGGGCCAGACCGGCACGTCGTTCGTTGGCACCCCGTCCACGGGCGTCTCGCGCCGGCGCGGCACCGGCATCGAAGAGGCGCTCGGCATCTCCCCCGACGAGGCCGCGCAGCGCCAGCAGCAAACCGGCGTGTCGACGGGCGGCTCGGGGTACGTGTCGGGACAGGTTCCGCCGACCGGGCAGGCGCTCGCCGCGCTCAGTGCCCCGCCGAGCGCGGCGCCCACGGAAACGTCGGGGCCGGGCGCGGCGCTCAAAAAAATTACCGCCGGCACGTCCAATGCGAACCCGGGGACCGCGGCGGGAACGGTGGCGCAGGACTTGTTCACGGGTGTACCCGGTGGCACGTCGTTGGTACGGTCGATCGTCGGCGGTGACGCCCCGGCGGGGTCGCGGACGACAGCAACGCCCGGCGGCGTGATGGGCGAAGCATCCGGTGGAACGCGCGACGATCGCGGCGGCACCACGACGATCACATCGGCACTCGCAAATCCCACCGCGAGCGCGCCGGCTCCGGGCGGCGTCACGACGCGCACCGGTGCCATCACCTCGCCAGCGCAGAACACCGGCACGACGCGACAGGGCGGCTCGATCCCCACCGGCGGCGAGGCATCGCCCACGGTGCGCGTGCTCAACGAGGTGTCCCCGGGCCTAGGCGACTCGCTCGACCCGGGATCTGGTCTCGTCGACAAGTACCTCGAACCGGCCTTGGCAGACCTGTCCCCCGCGCTGAATTCCCAGCGCGTCGCGTTCGGCCTCCAGGACGACCTTTCCACCGAGCGGTACAACTACCGCCCCGGCGAGGCAGCGGCGCAGGAGCGGATCGCCCTCGACAAGGCGCAGTCCGACGAGCTGCGCGCGCGCCAGATGCAGCAGTTGGCCGCCCTTGAGGCCGCCGCAGCCGGCACGGTACCCAGCGCCGCTGAGCTGCAGCTTCAGAAGCAGTCGGGCAAGAACATCGCCGCCACCCTCGGGCAGGCCCGGGCGCTGGGCGGGCGGTCGGCCGGCGGGGCCGCGCGCGCCGGCACGCTGGCCAGCGCCGACATCCTCGCCAACACGAACCTCGA